GTTTGTGTTAATTGGTCGAAGGATGCATCAAATGAATGATGAATTAAGTCTAGCTCTATAGCTATACCTGCACCTGCCACCAAATCTACTCCATTAAAATTTACCTCTACAACCGACTGAGGAATGTTTCTTGTTGTTCCTGATATAGTATAATCACCTGCGGAAGTCTCATGTTCTAAAACTCTAAATTCAACAAACTCACTAATAAGCTCTGTAGTATACTCAAGCTTTAAAGCTGCACCGGTGTAATCTATTAAGTCTCTGCCTTCATAATAATTTCCATACATCAATCGGTTGCCCATTAATGTTTGTGCTTTTGCTTTTAAAGGAACATTGTCAAATAATCTTAAAACCTCTGAGTCTGCTAATACTGTAAATATTTTGCTATTGCTAAAGGTGTATACTACCTCTGTGTTGTCCGGTATACCTAAATCAGCTTTGTTGAGTTTTTCTATAACTTTAATAGTATTTAGACTCATGTCCTTAAACAACAAGTCTATTCCCACTACTAATTCACCACCACTATTATACGTTATCTCACATATATTTGTAGTGTTTAACATTCCTTTGTTGTTAGCTAACGAAGAGCTATAACTAAAAGGTCCCGGAATAAAAGAAGGTGGACTAAAAGGAGATGTTGCAGAGTACTCATTATCTGCATATCTATATCTGTATCCAAAACATACAAACCTGTTTTCTAAATAATTGTTTTCACCGGCACCCTTTTTAGGCTCAATTAATGGAGCTGTGTAAGGGGGTCTTTTAATAACTAATAAAGCTTCAGCAGAAAATTGGTCTAAAAAAGTTGCAGACGGATTTGGGTAGTTTCTGTTTACATTTATAAACCGAGGAGGATTATAGTTGTCTGTAAAAAACAAAAGGTCGTTTACAAAATCTACTCCTAAAACTAACTCATCTGATTCAAAATTTAATGTAGTATTAACCCCACCACCATCATCTATACTGACCACATGGTATGTTAGTGTTTCACTTTGCGTGTTGAATGACACTATCATATCACATTTTCCTGTTGCTCCTAAACCAAAAGAAGGGTCGTGAACAAACCAATACATTGTTTCTTGTTCACCCAAGGCATATGCTCCAATACATCTAGCTGCGGAGGATAGGCTTTCACCATTATATGATAGTGTGGTAAGTTGAATGTTTCCTCTTGAGTTTTCAACAGCACCAATTTCTGATGCTTCCGTAGAACCCAAACGAACATTGACAGCATCTATGTACTGACCATTAGGCAAGAGTCTTTCATCAAGACTCTTATTCATTTTACCTGCTACAAAATTTCTTTGTACGTTTGCCATTCTATTTTATCCATTTATCTTTTCCCCTCATGTTCATTAACAATCTTCCCGGGTGAATATTACTAATTCTAATTTTTGCGTTTCTCAATAAAGCCTGTTTCTTTTTTCTAACTCTATTGATAACGTACTCTTGTGCACCTAGCTTTGAACTTAGAATAGCATATTCGATATATGCATAAATATATTCTTCAAATAGTTTATTTACACTAACTTGTGAATCATTTCCATTTTCCATTCCATCGGATACATATTCTAAAATACATTTTTCGTTAGCCATTCCTGAGCTAAAGTTTATTACTCCGCCCTTTTTGTTTATTGAAAATGTAGGATTAGCATTTGCAGTCTCAGTATTTAAACCAAACCTTGCACCTATCTCATAATCAAAATACCACATTCCATCACAACACCAACCTTCATATCCATAAAATATACTATTCTTATTTAGATAAATACTTTTAAGACCACCTGTAATTCTCTCATAATCAATATCAGAATACTGTGGTTTTAAAACATTTCCGTCTTGGTCAAATAAAATTCTACAATCGTTATCTTGTAAGTACGCATCACTCCAATTGGTTTGAATGTTTTCTGTTAAGGGATATAATAATCCATTTTTAAATACAGATATTCTAACCCAATTAACGTAATCGTTTGGTAACACAAACCTTAATGTACTACACACATCAAGTTCTAATATTTTTATTTCTTTGAATGCATCGTAGTTAAGCTCTTGTATTCCTCTTTTAGCATGAAACAAAATCTTATATCTTTCTTCATTATTGATTAACGAGTGATTACCCGAGTACATCAATAGAAAGTTGTTTACAATATCTTCTAAGCTTACATATTGATAAGAACCCCAATTAGCATCTTCAGGTGGATTACCTCCGTTTTCGTAATATTGATATGGTGTTATATACATAAACTAATTATTTTTCTTGGTTGTCTTCTGCTGCTTCCAATCCTTGACCGAACTGAACAGCTTGTAATTCTCTTATTGACATTCCTGCAAATTGCAATATCTTTAAAACCAAAGTATACTCATCGTCCAATGGTAACTCAAAGTTTTGGTAGGATGGGTTCGATGGATTAAATACCGGCTCACCTCCCGTTAGAGTAGTGTATGTCCATTGAGGGTCAAAAGGATATCTTATATATTGACATTGAACAGCTCCCATTGTGTTTATAGTTTGAGGGAACAATGACAATGTTGGCTCTTGTTGAGTATATGCAGGATACAATGTCGAAGGAGCAGTAAGCAATGAATTGTTAAGTAAGTTAATTTTACTATGAGTTACTTTCTCCGCTTCATTTGCCACAGCAGAATCATATATTATATATTCCTCTCCAAGATTCGGAAAGATATCAGCAGGGTTACCATCATTATCTACTAATACAATTTGAACAGGATTTACAGTTTCTGCAAAAGCAATTTGATTAGTGGTAAGATTTGCCACTATATCTCCCGGCTTAACTCCTGCGGCTACAAAATCCGTTGTACTATCTATTAGCGTTTGAAGAAATGTAACATCATTAGTTCCACTTGCTAACACCATTGGGTAAACAAGAACTTTATTTAATAAATAATAATCATCGTTTGTGGTTGCAAGGCTTGGAGTAAAAAACCTATTATTATAATTATGTAGCAAAAACTTTTGCTCTGAAAAAATATTTATTACCTCTTCATAACCTTTTGTAATATCAGCATACTCTGTGCCTGACATTCTTTTGTTTTCCTTGTTTAGCTGATAGTTGTATTGATAAAAATAATCTTCAAAAATATCTATCTGTGCTTGTTTAGCAAATAGATTAAAATCTTGTGGGGAAATGTATCCGTAATTATTTTTATTAAGAATAGCTAATACTGTATTTCGTACCGAATTTATCATTAATAAATTATTTTATACAAAGATAAACAAAAAAAAAAGAGGGTTGTAAAAACCAACCCTCCTCAGTATATGCTGAATATTTATGTAGACTAATTCAATTGCTTTTCTAAATACTCAAGCTTTTCTACTCCTTCATCTGTTTTAAAATAAGATGCGATAACATGCATTGGGTCTTCCCCGAATGGTATTGTCAACAATCTTTTTTTATTTGATGGAAGATTAAAATATACATCTTTGTTTTTATTTCTATATGTTAGTAATCTATCATCAAAACATTTTTGAATTGTAGAGTATAACTTTAATGAAGGGTCATCCAACGCTTGTAAAAAGTCAGCCGGATAATTACGAGCATAAACCAACATGTCTCGTTTTAATTCTGATGTTGACATTTTGTTTACGTCCCCTTTTAGTATCACTCTACCTAAAGATTCCATCTGCTCTAATCCCATACTTTTTGCTGCGATTAATGCATCAACTTCTACATTCATTGCTTCTACTTCTTTAGCTGCATCCTGTGCAGTATCTACCTCCTCAAACTTTTTACCGTTTAAAGGATGATAAGCTAAGAATCTCTGTAATGCTTGATTTTGTTTTGGAACTCTAAGTAATCCTGATTCAAAGATAATAGGAGTTACAATGGCATTACCATCTTGCTCATCTTTAAAAGGACTTTGTTGATTTGTTGCGTATCTAATTTCTCTGTTTTCTCCTGTCTCTTCATCGAAGTGAAGTAAGGGTCTACGCTTTGAACTTTTGGATGGAAGCATAAAACTCAAGGGAGCTGCTCCTCTAGTCAAACGATATACTCGTGACTTAATTTCTTTTTTTTCTTTCATTATATTAAAATTTAATTACATTAAAAATAAAAAAGATAGGGGTGCCCGTAGGCACCCTTCTCTTTCTACATGGGTATTATTCTTCAAATAATACAAAGTTGTTAGCACCCATAACACAAACACATCTTTCTGACAAGAAGTTAACTCTCATCTCATCAATGTCTGTAGTAGCTGCTCCACCTGCTGAACCTGTAATCCAAGTCTTGTAACGTCTGTCTTCAGTTTCTGAAGCTCTGTAACGTACATGAAGGAAAGGACGCTTAGCATTTTTACCCATTACTTGGTCATAAACGCTAGTAGAACCTGCCGGTACTAATAAACCTGTAATAGCACCTGAACCTGCAATAACAGGAGTGTTAGTTAAACCACCTCTCATTGTTGGGTCGTTCAAGTACTTCCAATCTGATTTATAGAAATCATAACCTCTACGGAATCCTGTGAATCCTAAGTTAAGAGCCATCTCTTCATCGTTGTCAAATAGTCCGTAAGATGAACCACCTGCACCGTAAGAGTTTTGAGCTGCTAACATGTCATCAATATCAAATCCGAATTGTCTGTTAACAAAGATTACGTTCTCTTCGATTGAACCTTGCTTATCAAGTCTGTCGATTACTGCATCGAAATCTGCTAATGCATCAGGGTTTCCACCACCCCACAGGTTACCTCTTGTTCCTACAGCGTGGAATACACCTTCAGAACCTACAAGACCTGCAACTGCTGCACCTGAAGCTGCCTCTGCCGGTACTGCTTCAATCATAGCTGTTTCTAAATAGTCATCGAATCTTAATCTTGTTTCATGCTCAGACTTTAGGTACCATAGGTATCCTGATGCACCATCTTCAGTTGTAATCTCAATCCATCCGATTTGAGCCATATCAGAACCGTTTACTAAATATGTATCCTTTAAGATGATTGGATTGTTTTCAAAGATGTAGTCATCAGACTGAAGTGAACCTTCCATTCCCGGAGTTCCTTTTTGGAACTCAGAACCGTAGATAAATACAGTAACATCTGCATTACCTAATCCTGTTCCTGCAGTTACTAAACCTGCTGCTTCATAGAAAGCAACTGTGAATTGTAAGATGTTACCACCAACTGCAACGTCTGTGATAATACCTTTGTTTTCACCTGAACCATTGTTTTGATTTACAACAATAGTCTGTACAACTCTAAGAGCCGGAGCACCTGCTGCATCAAAAGGGTTGCTACCTGTGATTACTGTACCTAGAGGATTTGCTCCTATAGCTGAATCATTAATTTGGAACGTTGCATTTAAAGCACCTGCTGCTGCTGCTGTTCCTACGTCTGTATACTTAATATGTAACCTTCCTTGTTCTGCCCATTTGATAAGGTCAGAGTTAGAAGGCATCTCAGCTCCTACCATTCTTAGGAATGAGCTAAGTGTACGATTACCATATCTTTCGAATTCTTTCTCATATGTATCAGGAAGATACTGATTTAAGAAATCAAAGTTGGTAATGTAATTTGACTCCAATGGAACTTTCTGAGCACTAGGCTGTAATGAAAATCCCGGAGTTGCTGCTAAACTACCTGCCATTTTTTCTAGTTTTTAAATTGATAATTATTTTTTATTACTTCTAATTTTGAGTCCTCTCCCCTCACTTGGGTTGATTGCTCTAATTGTCATACCATCTTTCTTAGCTACTTGCGGTGCATTCCTTGTCGACATATTAACATTCTTAATTTTTTTTGTTACATCTGTCGTTGCGTCAGATTGACCTTGTTCATAAAAGAACCTAGCAAACCTTTCAGGATTTTGAGCAATAGCTAATGCTCTATGGTATCCTTGTGCGTCAGATACTAAACCTGTCTCTTCATCAAGAAACTTATTTATAAAGTTTGTTGAATCTGAATTCATACGTTTAATCTCAGACACATTCTTAGAAGGTAAAAAAGTAATCACTTTGTCTTCACCAACTTTGAAGTCAAAACCTTTGAACTCCGGGTGGAAAACTTCCTCGGTCTTGTTTAAAAACCAATCTCGTTTTCTTTTTGCCTCTTCTTCATAGGTCTGAGCATCTTGCACATATTTATTGTAAGCCTCGAGTTTTTCTTGTTGCTCTTGAGATATAGATGCCGAACTTGACTCAAGTGGCTCTTTGTACATCTCCTTCTGCTTCTCAAAAAACTTTTTGGCTTTACCAATCTCTTTTTTAAAAGCTACTTTCTTTTTCTTTATTACACTTTCTTCATCAACCTCCTCATCATAACTAAAGTCATCCATCATATAATCTATGTCTTCAGAATCTAATGCATCTTCAGTTGCTGAGTAATATTCTCTTAGAAGTTGCTTTTCATCCATAGCATTAAAGTCTCTATTCAATTTTGAATAGTCTTCAAAACTACGTCCTGTTTTTTTTCTATACTCCAAATATGCGGCAACGTCTTCAGGTAAATCTTCGTTTGATTCTTTTTGGGCAAACAAATCTCCTACTGACGACACCTCTTTGTTGTATCTATTCTTAATAAATGAAAGAACGTCTTCCTCTTTTAACTCTGAGGATTGAGTTGTATTTTCTTTAGTAGTTGTTTCAGCCGGAGCTTCCACACTTTCTGTTTGTTGTGGTGTTGTTTCTTCAACAACCTCACTAACTTGAGGTTCTTCTGCTACTTCATTTTTAGCCGCAGCTTTTTCTAGAACTTCTTCTTCTCTTTGAGCCATAGATTTTTCATCCACAGACCCAAGGTCTTTTACTTTAATTTCCATTTGATTTAATTTTATACAAAGTTAATAAATATATTTCGTTCAAATTATTCACTATCTTGGTTCAAATTCAGCTAGGTCAAACCCATCTAAACTATCCTCATTTGATTCGAAATTTTTTGGTGGAAGATTATTCTTCCTTTGATTTATAAGCTGAGACTGTTCGGTGTTTTGCTGAGAGATTCTTTTTGCTTTTGCTTCCTCTCTTGCTCCTTCACGAAACGCTAAAGCATTTTCTGAAACATTTCTAAGTTGTTGATTGTACGCAAATTCCTCTGCCATCAACTTACTCTTAAGCTGTGCTTCGTTTTGCATTTTTTCTATTTCAAAAGCAATCTCGGCTTGTTTCAATTGAAGCTTAGTATCTAGCTCTAATTTAGATTTTCTCAAGTCTGCTTCAGACTTAGCTTGTACAAGTTGCATTTGTTGTTGTGCAGCCATTTGTTGTTTCTGCATCTCCATTTTCTCTTGTCTGTCTTGCTTTTGTTTTCTTTTTAATTTCAACAATTGATTGGCAAGTTTAATATTTTTCAACTCCCTGATATCTATAGCATCCTCCAAGTTAATATCTTGTTTAGACAAAGCCATTTGAATATTTTGTTCAAGCTGTGCTTTTTGTTCCTCATCCGGTGCAACCTCAATAAATATTCCGAAGTCGTATATATATAAATCAGATATATCGTTAAGAATACTTACATTGTATTTACCAATTTTATTTGTGAAGTCATCTTTAAAATCTGAGTACTCTAATATGTCTGCGATTCTATATGTTAACGCTTCTGATAAAGTTCTGTAAATATACAATGCACCATCAAGTATGTGTCTTGTGGCTACATTTGAATTTAATGCTGCAAGTTTTTGTAAACCAACTAAAGAATTAGGGTCAGGTGTAGAAGCGTCTCTTGCTTCATTTAATCCTGTCACCTGTCTTATCATGTTTAAGTAATGATTATAGTTGGATATTAATGTTTGAGTTTTACTTGCTCCTGAGTTTGTGGTTAATTCTTTGATAGGAACTTTACCTTGGTTGTAATCTCCTTCTTGAGTATAACTTCTACCAATAACAGAA